AAATAGGATTTGATAAGTTACCAAATGGAATAAAAAAATAAGGGACTTGACAAACGATAACAAAAAGTATTATATTATTACCATAATTGCCAAAGATGACTAAAGAAATAAAAATTAAGACTAAGAGTCTCATTTCGAGGCTCTTTTTTTATTGGAGTTTAAATGCCATATAAACCTCAATCCGGATGCAAATATCCATACTGTTCAAATAGATCAGTAAAAGGAAGTAGTTATTGTAATGGTCACAAAGAAATAATGGCAACACATAGATTAACACCATCACAACGAGGTTATGATTATAAATGGAAAAAGTTTAGAGAAGAATATTTAAAGAGAAATCCATATTGTATTGAATGTATAAAGAAAGGAAAGTTAATTAAAGCTAAAGTTGTAGATCATATTATTCCTCATAAAGGAGATGAGAGATTATTTTGGGATGAGAATAATATGCAAGCATTATGTTTTAATTGTCATAATAGGAAAACAGGGAAAGGATTTTAAAAGGGTAGGGTATATCAAATATCTGGGGGCTTTGAAATGTATACCGCGCCCTAGTGTCAAGAAAGTTTTCGCGAATTAGACTATTCATATAAAAATTTTTATATAAATATGAAAAATAAGAAAAATCAGAATAAAAAAGATAAAAATAAAGAAAATCAAGATAAAATCATTGAATTCATTGCTTCTCTTCCACCAATAATGTCAGCTATTAACATTGATGGTCTTGGAGATGGTGCAAGAGTGAAAATTGATATAAGCAGAAAATTTATAAAAGAAGTAATCAAATTACAACTACTTGCAGGGCAAAGTTTCAAAGTAATAATAAAACCTATAGAAAAAAGTGATGATTATGGCTATTAGAGGGAAAAAACCAAAACCAACAAAATTAAAAATAATTGAAGGCAATCCAGGTAAAAGACCGTTGAATTTAAATGAACCAAAACCAATACCAATAGCACCAGAATGCCCCGAATGGTTAAACGAGACTGCTAAAAAAATATGGAATAGATTTTATCCAGAATTGGAAATGCTTGGTCTTTTAACAATAATTGATGAGATGGCTTTTGCCGGACTTTGCCAGAATTATGCGATCTATATTGAAGCTGAAAAATTTCTAAAAAAAAATGGAAGAGTGATGAAAACGAGACGAGGAAAAGTTAAAACACGTCCAGAAGTTTATATAGCAAATAATGCATTAAATTTTGTTAAAACATTTGCAATAGAGTTTGGATTAACTCCATCCTCTCGTGGAAGAATAGTTTTGCCATCTGGCACATTAGATGATGAATTTGAAAAATTATTGGATTGATAAATGTTTGATGAAAAAAAAGCCCTTAAAGTTAAATATTTTGTTGAGAGTCAAAAACACAGTAAAGGTGAATATGCAGGTAAACCATTCATCTTACAGGATTGGCAATATAGAGATATTATAAGACCTTTATATGGAACTTTAAATCCAGATGGGACTAGACAATATAGAACATGTCTTATAATGATGGCGAAGAAGAATGGTAAAACAACATTAGCATCAGCTCTCGCTCTATATCATTTATTTGCTGATGGTGAAATGGGTGGCGAAGTTTATGTGGCAGCAACTGACAGGGATCAAGCTTCATTAACATTTGATGAATCAGCAAGTATGGTAAGAAAAAATCCATCATTAATGAAAAGATGCAAAATAATAGATAGCAGAAAAAGAATTGTAAATTATAGAATTAATTCATTTTATAGAGCAATACCAGCAGATGTAGCATCGGCACATGGCGTTAATTCAAGTTTTGCAGTTTATGATGAATTACACGCAGCAGCAAATAGAAAATTATTTGATGTTCTTTCAACATCAATGGGAACAAGAAGGCAGCCATTATTAATTATTATTACAACAGCTGGTTATGATAGACATTCAATTTTATATGAACAATATGATTATGCTAAAAAAATATTATCTGGAGTAATTAAAGATAAAACATTTCTTCCGGTTATCTATGAAACAGATGAAAAAGATAATTGGGAAGATGAGAAATTATGGTATAAGGCAAATCCGGCACTTGGAACATTCAGAAGTTTAGAGGAAATGCGATCATTTGCAGATAAAGCTAAAGAGATACCAGCATTACAAAATATTTTTAGAAGATTTTATTTAGATCAATGGACACAACAAGAAACAAGATGGATACCAATTGATAAATGGGATTCTTGTCCAAATGAATTTGATATAGAAGATCTTAAAGGCAAAATTTGTTATGGTGGATTGGATTTGTCTGCAACAACAGATCTTACAGCTTTTAGTCTAATATTTCCAGAAGAAGGCAATAAAACTATAACTTACTTTTTCATACCAAGAGAAAGAATGCTAGAAAAAGAAAAAAAAGATAGAGTCCCATATTCGGTCTGGGAGGAACAAGGATATATAGATGTAACTGAAGGAAACGCAATAGATTATTCTTTTATCGAAGACAAAATAAAAAAATGTATGGAAAAATATCAACTAAAAGAAATAGCCTATGACCGATGGAATGCAGATTATTTGGTTCAGAGATTAATGGCTGAAGGAGATATAGAGATGGTTCCAGTAGGAATGGGTTTTACATCAATGAATGCACCAACAAAATATTTAGAATCAATGATTCTCGAAAAGAAAATAAATCATAATTCTAATCCTGTTTTAAAGTGGAATTTTAACAATATAATGATGAAAATAGATGCAGCAGGAAATATTAAACCAGATAAAGGCAAATCTACTAATAAAATTGATGGAATCGTCAGTCTTATATTAGCAATAGACAGAATAATGAGACATGAAGACGATACAAAATCTGTATATGATAAAAGGGGAATATTAACTGTATAGGAGATTATTTTGAATGTAAAAGATTATTTTATAAATTTAGGTCTAGCAATTAGAGGACTTCCTGGAAATCCAGATGCTTGGATGAGAAGATATTTCGGTGGAATAGAAAGCAAAGCAGGAGTAAGAGTAGATGAGGAAACAGCTATGAAATATTCAGCTGTATATGGATGCGTAAGAATAATTTCCGAGACAATAGCTTCTCTTCCATTAAATGTTTATACAAGACTTGATAGAGGAAAAAAGAAAAATACAAATCATTATCTTTATAGAATACTTCACACGCAACCCAATGAAGAGATGAGTTCTTTTCTCTGGCGTGAGATGGCTTTAGCTCAAGTTCTTCTTTGGGGAAATCATTACAGCCAGATAATAAGAGACGGTTATAATAGGGTGCTTGAGCTATGGGCATTATTCCCTGAGAGAATGAAGGTTGAAAGAAGGCAGAGAGATAAAAAAAGAATATATAGATATCAGCCTGAAAGTGGATCACAGATTATTTTTGGTGAAAATGACATACTTCATATTCCAGGTCTTTCTTTTGATGGATTAGTTGGAAAAACTCCTTTAAGTTGGTATAGAGAGCAGATAGGATTAGGTCTTGCAATGGAAGAATATTCATCAAGATTTTTCTCAGAAGGTATGCATGCAGGTGGAGTATTTACAACACCAAAAGCTTTAAAACCAGAAACATACAAAAGACTAAAAGAAGAACTCAAAAAGAACTATGCAGGAATTAAAAAAGCACATGGAACAATGTTACTTGAAGAAGATCTTAAATTTGACAAAATGTCGATAAATCCAAATGATGCACAACTACTTGAATCAAAAAAATTTCAATTAGAGGAAATAGCAAGAATATTCAGAGTTCCATTACATCTGCTTCAAAATCTTGACCGTGGAACATTTAGTAATATTGAAGAACAGGGTATAAGCTTCGTAATTCACACTATAAGACCGTGGCTTGTAAGAATTGAACAAAGTATGAATATAAAATTATTCGCCGGATATGAGCAAGATAAGAATTTTACTGAATTTGTGGTAGACGGTCTTCTTCGTGGCAATATTCAAGCAAGATTTGAATCTTACAGAACAGGGATACAAAATGCCGTATATTCGCCAAATGATGTATTAGAGCTTGAAAACAGAAATCCTTATGAAGGTGGAGATCAGCATTTTATTCAGTTAAATATGCAGCCAGTAGAACAGATAGGCGAATTAATAGGAGGAAGAGCAATAGAAATAAAAGGCGATGAAATAAGAATATTGCCAAAAGAAACTGAGAATACATTGGAAATAGAAAGAGAAAAAAGAGGAATCCGGTCAGCAAAGGCAAGAGTGAGATTAGCTAAATCATATAGGGGACTTTTTGAGAACACAATAACAAGATTGATTAAAAGAGAAAAAGTAGATATTTTAAAGATAGCGAAAAAAACCTTTAAAGAAAGAGATGCCCAAATATTTAATAATGAAATAGACGATTATTATAAAAAACATATAGATTTTGTAAGAAAGCATACAAAACCAGTATTTAATACTTATGCAGAAGCTGTATCGTTAGAGGCAGCTGAAGAGATTGGATATGATTTGAAATTAGAATCAAAAAGATTTACAGATGATGTGAGAATAGATAAGTTTATGGAAGAATATCAGGAATCATTTAACGGTAGGTATACGAAGGAAAACGAAAGAGTAATTAGAGAAATTGTAGCTAAGGCACTAATAGAAAATAAAGATCCATTAGAAGCACTTGAAATGGAATTTAATCATTGGGAAGAAAAGAAACCTGAAATTGTAAGCACTAAAGAAACAATAAAAATGGCATCAGCAATTTCAATATTAGTATATAAATTTGCAGGGATAAGAAAATTATTATGGAGAAATACAGGAAGAAAAACCTGCGTATATTGTCAGAGCTTAGATGGGAAAGTTGTAGGAATGGAAGAGACATTTATACCGGCTGGAATGAATTATAATCCAGAGGGTGCAGATGGTTCTATGAAAATAACTGGTCCAAAATTTCATCCACCTTTGCATAGAGGTTGTATGTGTATGATTTCGCCTGAATAGATTTTTATTAAATATTTTATTAAAGGAGAAATAATGGAAATGGAAAAATTTATAAAGCCAAAAATAAAAATAAAAAGAAAATTTATAGATAATGAAAAAACATATCTTCCTAGTGAAATATATTATGCAACTCAAGAATTTGCAAGAAATCATGTCTTAGGAGGAGATGCCGTATATTTAATTGATAAAAAAGAAATTGACTATTCAGGTTATGAAAAAGAATCTATAGAAGGTGGATACTTAAAGCATCCTAAAGTTTCAATAATTATATTGGTAAAAGACGCATTATATTATGTTAAAAAATGTCTAAAATCTTTGAATGCGTATACAGATAATTACGAACTTATCATAGTTGATAATGGATCAAATAAAGAAACAAAAGAATTCATTAAAAATTTGGATTGGTTTGACTATACCCTTATAACAAATAAGGAAAACAAAGGTTTTAGTTATGGATGTAATCAGGGAATAAAAATAGCAAAATATGATTATATATGTTTTCTAAATTCAGATACATTACTTACTCCAAATTGGTTAGGTAAATTGATGAGAGGATTTAAATACAATAAAGATGTTGCAATAGTTGGTCCAAGCACATGTCATTCTTCCACTGTTCAATCAATGCAGGTTTTAAGACAACTT